GCGCCGGCGGGGCGCGGGCGCCGCGCGCGCGGGGCGGGGCTCCCCCTTGTCCAGGCGCAGCACGCGCGGGAAGACCGCCAGATTCCGGGCGAGCTGCTGCGTGAGCTCCTCAGCGTGCTCAGCGATACGCTTCGTTGCCTCCCCATCGGCCTTCGTCTGCTCCGCCGCCGATCGAGTGGCACGGATGCTGTCACCCATTGCGGCCACCTGGGCCTTCGTGGCGTAGGCGCCGTCAGCGACCTCCTTCGTGAGCGCCTTACCCGCGATGGCCTTAGCCTCCACTGCGTCAGCGGCAGCCTTGCCGGCGACCGCGCGAACCTGCTCCACCTTCACGTCGACAGCACTGACGTCAGCCTTCGTGGCCTTGCCAGCAAGCTCCTCCTTCGTGGCGAACTTGGAGGTGTCCACGGCAGGGTCGCCGTCATTGACCTTCACCCCCGACGCCCCGATATTGATGGTCACCTGCGACGGCAGGCACTGCCCCTTGTTCTCCTCTGACATGCGTCTCCTTACGCCTGGAACTCGATACTTGCGGGCACCTCGCGGGCGCCATCCCACACGGTGATCGTGGCGGCAGACTCGCTAGCCCCATCCCACACGAACACCGGCTGCGCCTTGACGGGCGTCTCGTAGATCTTCAAGGACGAGATAGCTGCATCGCCGGAATCGGTCGGAACGCCGATCGACGGCAGCCACCTGGGGGCCGTACTGGCGGGAAGCTCAACCTCGGCCACCACCTTCGTCTGCCCCTGTGGGAGCGTGACGGTAGCAATATTGAACGGGCCGTTGATCTTGACCTTGTTGTCATTGAACCAGTTCACGCGCAGGTCAATGCGGGCCTCCGCAGTGTCCCGGTACTCGATCTCGAAGGTGAACTTACGTGACCCTACAGGCATTGCTGCACTGTCGTAGGGGGTGGTGGATGCGCCCGCGGGGAGGGTAGCGCCATCCCCCATTCGGCTACCCTTACTGCGCCACCAGGCCCCCAGAACAGGGAAGATGGTATCTGCCACTATGCGTCCTTCCTGACGATGATCGTACCCGCCGGAGTTCCGGCCGGGACAGCCTCACGCTTACCGAGCGAAAGCACCTTAGGTCGCGTACGCAACTCCTCCACCTCAAGCTTCAACGGCAGGTAGCCCTTCAGCCACGGGACCGTGAGGTCTAGGATATGCTGCGACGGCGGATTCGCGTAGGGGTTACCCACGGGGGCCCACTGGCCACCCTGCTGCGGATCCTCACGCAGCTGACCGTCCGTGATGTACAGGTGGGCGATGCCAAGCTTGTCAGCCTTGTCGAACACGCTCTTGTAGTTCTCGGAGGTGACTCCGTGGACGACAGCCCACCAGCGGGTGGAGGGGTACTGCTTCATATGGTCGGGGAGGATCGGGGTGCCTGGGTCCTCGACCAGGAATGCGGCGGCGTCCTTCTCGAACATCATGCACACGTCGAAATCGAGCTTGCACATGTCCTCGGAGATGTTCGACCCCGAGTTGATGACGATGAGGAACTCCTTGCCATACTTGGCCCTGATCTTGTCGATGAGGGACTTGTAGGCGGGGATGCGGCCAGCCTGGGCGCCCCAGCCATTAATGGCCTCGTCGAGGAACACGCCCTGACAGACGTCCCCGTACTGGGTCTTGGCCTTGTCGATCTGGGAGAGGATGTACTCCTCCGTGTACTTGTCCACGTCCGGCACATTCGCGCGCCCCGGGTCACCAGCCGGGAGCGTAGCGGCCAGGTACTGGGTCTTCACGTAGAACACCGCCCGCTTCGCCCCGGCAGCGAGCGCAAGCTCGGCCTGCTTCTTGAAGTCGACGTTGAACTCATCCCAGTTGCCGCTGTTCCGGTTCAGGATGACGATACCGAGGGATCCCGCGAACTTCAGAATCTGCGCCCACTTCGAGGTCTTTCCGGGCTTGCCGTCATCGTAGTAGTCAGGCCAGAAGTAGGTGACGGGGCTGTAGTAGCGCTCGCCCGGCTTGAATGGGGTGATGGTCTTGCTGAGCACGTCGACTCGACGGGTGACGGTGTTGACGCCCTCGAGGCCAGCCTTCTGCTCCAGTTCTCGATAGAGGTTCTCATTCGACACATAGGTGGACTGTGCCTCAACCCTGGTGAGGTAGGAGGACAGGTCTACCTTCCCGCCCCCCTGGGCTTGGCTGAGCTCAGCCTTCGTCGCGTAGGTTGAGGCCGCCTCGGCCTTCGGGAGGGCCGCATCGGCTACAGCCCTGGCGTTGCGGATGCTGTCGCCCATGGCGGCAACCTGAACCTTGGTGGAGTACGCGGAGGCGGCGCCCTCTGTGGTGAGGTAGGAGGAGAGCTCCGCCTTCGTGGCATACTTGCCGTCGGCCGCCGAGGTGGTGGAGTACTGGGCGAGGTCAGTCTTGCGGGCATAGCGGCCGTCGGCGTCATTGGAGGTGATGAACCTGGAGGTGTCGGGGACGGTGGGGATCGCGCCTCGCACCTCCTCGAGGGCCGCCTTCGTGGCGTAGGTGGCGGCCGCCTCAGTCTTCGGGAGCGCGAGGTTAGCGACGCCGCGCACGCCCTCCACCTTTGTGCTTAGGGCGTTGTCCGCCTGGTGCATCTCCGTCTTCGTGGCGAACCCAGACAGGTCAGGGGCAGCCTGTCCGCCGCCAGCAAGCTGAGCCTGCGCTAGTGCCGCCTTCGTCGCATAGGTAGAGGCTGCATCCTCAGACTTTAGGTAGGCGCCGAGGGACTCCTTCGTGGCATACGTCTCCGCCACTGAGGTGGTGGTTGCGTACTTGGTGAGCTCGGCCTTCGACGCCGCAGAGGTGGTGGCGGAGTCGATGCGCTCACCGAGCTTCCGCTCAGTCGCTAGCGCCTCCTCCTTGGTGGCGTAGGTGGCGGCAGCCTCAGCCTTCGGGAGAGCGGCATCAGCCGTGGTCTTCACGGAGTTCAGGCGAGACGACAGGGCGTCATCCCCGCGAGTCACCTCCTCCTTCGTGGCCAGCGTAGACGTATCCACCTGGCGCCCCTCAGACGCCTTGCGCAGAGCCTCCAGCTCCACCTTAGTGGCGAAAGTCCGGTCGGCCTTCTCCGTGCTATACCAGGTTAGGTTAGTCATTCGTCCTCCATGCGAGTAGTCCATCCCCAACCTCGATCACGTCGGGGGCGTTAATTGCTTCGAGAGTACCGTCGCCAATGTCGCGGACTCGGCGCCCATCCCGGTCAGACGGGTCTTCAACGGCGACACCAGAGAAGATGTCTACGAGGTCAACCTCGGTGCCAGTGATGATGCGCGCGTTGATACAGCGAGTGAGGCCAGTGTCGCCGGGGATGTTGACGCACACCCGGTAGTTCTGCTCCCCGTCAGGCAGGGTTGATGGGGCTGCGATGTTCAGGAACGGCTCACCGTCATGGTTGACGAGGATGCCGTCAGGACGGAGCCTACCCCCGGCATAGTGGGCTATGAGGGCGTTCGTGGCGTCAACCTCAATGCCCTTGTACTGGGGTAGTGGAGTGAACTCAACTGTCCCCATGCGGCCGAGCCCCTCAGGGCCGACCACCTTACCTGTGATGCGAGCGTACCCTTGGGTCATGAACTCTCCTGACGCCGATTCGTTACAACCTTCACTCTATCAATCCGATCATGAAGGTTAGATACCTCATCGTAAAGGTGAGCTCTGTCAGTGCGCGCATCATTCCTGACGCCCTCAACCTGCCCCTCCAGGCCCTGGAGCCTGCGAGACTGGTCGCTCACGCTATCCCTGAGTGCCCCCACCACCTCAGTGAGGGCATCCATCTTGGAGGTCAGGTCATCGAATCGCATATCTAGGTCGTCTCGCAGGTTCGTGGCGTGGTTGTTGTGCACCCCCTCGGATGCGGATTCGGCAGCATCGGCGGCGCGAGCAACATGAACACTCATTCGCTCCAGGCGCTCGTCATTCTGCGCCTGCTGCCTCTTCAGTCTACTTGCGAGTCGAGCCACAAGCGCAGCCAGCAGCGCGACCGTAGCCGCAATGAGATCAGGCGACGTTAGTATCTGGCCTATCGGCAGGACGCTATCTACTGGCTGCACTGGTCACTCAGCTCGCGTGGCGGGGAGTGTACTCGACGGGTGCCGTGGCGATCGCCTTGTCCGTCTCCTTCGCGTCAGCGAGGGAGGTCAGGACGCTGGCCAGGACGGCGGTCGCAGCGATACCGAGCGCCCCCTTCCAGTCAATGTCGAGAATGCCGACACCCACAACGAAGGTGGCGAGCAGGGACTGGGCGAAGGTCTTCACGGCGCGGTCGAAGACGCCAGACCAGAATGAGGCGCGAGCGTAAATACTCATGCACTCACCCCTTTCGGAAACAGCTAGGGGGCAGGACTTCTGCCCCACCCCCTAGTTTACCGTCCACCCAGTGGTGTTACATAAGCCGGAACGACCCCGGGCGCGAGCGGTTCAGGGCCTCCTGGAGAGCCGCCCAGGTCGCCTCACCAGGCTCCCCGTCCACGTAGTCACCGAAGGACCATCCGCCAGCGAACCGGTTCCACATGTCCGGGGCTGCGGGCTTCACCCAGCACCACGCCCAGTACTGGAAGACCCGCACAGCGTGGGAGTCCCACCCCCTGTCCTCGGCCAGCTTCCCGGATCCAGTGAGCATCTTCTGGGAGTGCTCAGGGACCGTCTTGTTCAGGTAGCGGCGGAGGTTGGCGACAGCGTAGGTCTCGTTGTAGCCGGGGGCGAAGACCTCGATGAGGCGCTGCACGGTGGCAGGCCCATACTCGCCATCCACCTCAAGGGTGCCAGCGGTGGCTACAGGGGCGGGGGCGCCGGAGATGACCTGGCCGCCGCCGATCATCCGGTCCCAGGTGGACCGGTCCCGCAGGCGGGTCCGGGCGGGGGGCACAACCGCGCCGGGGCGGGGGCCCGC